ATGTTTTTAAAAATGATCTCAAAGTATCCTGTTATCTTAACAGAAACTAAAGACGCAAAAAATTTAATCAGTATAAAAAGAAAAGTATTAGGTGTAGGTAATGTAGATGTACCTATTGATGTTGATGGTACTATTAGAAAGTTACCTTTAGAAAATTCTGTACCTGAAACAATATTAAAAATTATAAAATTTAAAATACCTAAACAAGATGATATATGGATAGATTTTAGACATCAAATACCTAGAATAGATCACGCAGATTTAGATTGGTCGTCTGTAAAAGGTAAGATTGTATTCATAGGTGCTACATTTACAGGATCAACATTTGTATTAACGCCTAACGGCTTAAAAAATCCACATGATATAATGGCAATGTCAACTGAAACTTTACTATCAGGTAAGTATATAACAAGACCTGATTGGTTGCCTAAATTAGAATGGATAGGATTTATATTAGGCCTACTTGCATTTGTATTGATTATACCTAGAGTAGGTTTACTATGGTCAGCAGTATTACTATTTGGTGCATATATTGATATTGCTTTATCTGCTGGTTATCTATGGCATAGTAAAATGATAATTACAGATTGGTCTTATATTGCAATTGCAATGACTATTGTATGGACACATTTAATATATAATAACTTTGCAAGAGAGAATAGATTAAAACTACAAATTAAAAAACAGTTTGAACATTACCTAGAACCTAAAATGATTAAGAAGTTGCAAAAGAATCCTGACTTATTAAAACTAGGTGGTGAAACAAAAGAATTAACATTTTTATTTTCAGACATTAGAGGGTTTACTCCTATTTCAGAAAAGTATCAAAAAGATCCACAAGGTCTGACAATAGTTATCAATAAGTTTCTAACACCAATGACAGATATAATAATGAAGAATGGTGGTACTATTGATAAGTATATGGGAGACTGTATAATGGCATTTTGGAATGCGCCAATTGACACAGCAAATCACAAAGAATTAGCAATTAATTCGGCACTAGAAATGATAGATAAACTAAAAGAGTTAAATAATAGTAACGGTTTTGGTAAAGGTAATAAACTAAATATAGGTATAGGTATTAATTCAGGAAAGGCCGTAGTTGGTAATATGGGATCTGAACAAAGATTTGATTATTCTGTTTTAGGTGACGCTGTTAATCTTGCAAGTAGATTAGAAGGTGTATCTAAAAATTATGACGCAACGTTAGTTGTCGGCCACGATACCTACAAAGATGTATCTACAAAATACAATTTCAAAAAATTAGATGATGTTCAGGTGAAAGGTAAATCAAACAAAGTAGCAATCTATACAGTACAGGAGGGTTATGACGCTAATCCAGAAAAGAAAACTACGAATACTAATCAAAAGGACAATACGAAATGAAAAAAAACAAAAACTTTACCTACTCAATTTACACTGGCTCAAAATTAAAAAACAAAAAGAACGAAGGCGTAGAAGAACATTTTTAAAATTGTGGCGTATGAAACAATTACAATTTTTAAAAGCGTCATTTAAAGCCGCTTAGACATAAATATAGCAATTATACAAACGGATTAAAAATGGATTACGGAACAATAAATTTAATTTTAATATTTGGCCTTTTATTATGGTATAATTGGTCTATATACAAATGGATTGATAGAGCATTTTAATGGCAGATTTAAACAAGTTAGCAACTGATTTACAAATACTTAAAAACGAAGTAGAACAGGTTTCTAGCGTGAATACAAAACTTGATAATGCTATAGATAAACTAACAGATATATCTGGTAGTATCAAATCTATGCTAGCAGTCCATGAAGAAAAACTATCAAAACAAGAGGAAATAGATAAAGCAATATTCAACCTAATAGAGAATCGTAGGATTGAATTTGATACGAATTACAAAGAATTACACGCAAGAATCAACAAGATTCACAAAGAATTGACAGACGAAATAGAGATGTCAGAAAAGCGTTTAATGTGTGAAATTAAGTCTTTAAACTCAAATTTAGACGGTAGGATAGGCGTTTTTGAGAAATATAGATATATCATCATAGGGATTGCAATCATACTAGGATTGTCTATGCCTCAATTCATGTCACTATTAAAAATACTTTAATAGGACCTTGACAAAAACGACTATATAGTATATACTTTTATTATGAGTGGTTACATTGATTTAAATTATATTAGTAAGATACAGCCTAGACTACAACAATTCAAAAAGAAAAGAGATTACCTTTTCAACTTTCGTTGTCCAGTCTGTGGTGATTCTAAAAAGTCTAAAACAAAAGCAAGAGCATATCTGTATAGAGTTAAGAACGATATGTTTTTCAAATGCCATAATTGTAGTGCAAGCCACAACTTGGCAAATCTTATCAAGTTAGTTGATAGACCTTTATACGATCAATATATTTTAGAAAGATATAAAGGTAGCAAACCTGCAAGTGAAGAAAGTTTATTTGAAAGGTTTAAAACTAATACAAAAGATAAGTTAAAAAATTCTACACCTCTACAAGGCCTTACTGCCTTTAGTACTTTAGATGATGAACATCCTGCAAAGCAATATCTTCTCAACCGAAAGTTGCCTACGGATTACTTTGATAGATTATACTATTGCGACAAGTTCCAGAACTTTGTTAATAAGTTACGACCAGGGACTTTCAGTAGTCTAAATAAAAAGTACGAACATCCTAGATTAATTATACCTTTCTATGATGTTGATAATAATGTTTTTGCAATTCAAGGTAGAGCATTTGGTAAAGAACAACCAAAGTATCTAACAATTAAATTACAGGAGAATAAACAAAAAATTTTTGGGCTAGAACGAGTCAATCTTCATAAGCGATTGTATATTGTTGAAGGTCCTTTAGATAGTTTGTTCCTTGATAATTGTCTTGCGGCTGGTGGTGCAGATTTGCAACTGCCTGCTACAAACAAAGATGTAGTTTTTATATTTGATAATGAACCACGTAATAAAGAAATTATAGATAGAATGTACAAACTGATTGATAAAGAATATATGATAGTAATATGGCCAGAAGGAACAAAAGAAAAAGATATAAACGAAATGATAATTAAAGGCAAGACAAAAGAAGAACTACAAAAAATAATCACCGACAATACCTATTCAGGTCTGTCAGCAATCACACAATTAAATTCATACAAACGTTGTTAAGGGGGAAAAATGGTAACGGGAAACGAGTCGATAAACGTCAAAAAAAGAAACGATAGAGGAACAGAACCTCTTAACATTGAAAAGATACATGAAATGGTTGAGTATGCTTGTGAAGACATAACAGGAGTTTCATCATCACAAGTAGAGATGAAAAGTGGATTACAATTTTACGATGGTATATCTACAGATGAAATACAACAGATTTTAGTAAAGTCAGCTGCAGACTTAATAGATTTAAATAATCCTAATTACACATATGTAGCAAGTAGATTACTTTTATACTCATTGAGAAAACAAGTTATAGGCAAACTATGGGACCATCCACACTTTTATGACCATGTAAAGAAGGTTGTAGATTTAGGACTATATGATAGTGAGATATTTACAAATTATCAAAGAAAGGACTTTGATAGAATGGAGAACTGGATAAGTCATAATAGAGATTATGATTTTACTTATGCAGGACTCCGACAAGTTATTGACAAATACCTTGTACAAGATAGAAGTACAAATGTGGTATATGAATCACCACAGTTTATGTACATGATGATTGCGGCTACACTATTTGCAAAGTATCCAAAAGAAAGGAGAATGTCATATGTTAAAAAATATTATGACGCTATATCAACTTTTAAGATTAACATTCCGACGCCTGTTATGGCTGGTGTCCGTACCCCTCTTAAGCAGTATGCTTCTTGTGTGCTTGTTGATATTGACGATACTCTACCTAGTATCTTTAGTAGTGACATGGCTATTGGGCGTTATGTTGCCCAAAGGGCTGGGATCGGAATTAACGCAGGAAGGATCCGAGGTATCAACTCACGTATTAGAGGCGGTGAGGTACAACATACGGGTGTTATACCTTTTCTCAAAAAATTTGAGGCTACTGTTAAGTGCTGTACGCAAAACGGAGTTAGAGGCGGATCAGCAACAGTACACTTCCCAATTTGGCACCAAGAAATAGAAGACATCATTGTTCTTAAAAACAATAAAGGTAGTGAAGATAATAGAGTTAGAAAATTAGATTACTCAATACAATTATCAAAACTATTCTATGAAAGATTTATTAACAATGAAGATATAACTTTGTTCTCACCACATGAAGTGCCAGAGTTATATGACGCTTGGGGATCAGATTCGTTTGATGAACTTTACGAAAAGGCAGAAAGAAAATTGTCTGTAAGTAAAACTAAAATCAACGCACAAGAATTATTTTTTGACATCTTAAAAGAAAGAGCAGAAACAGGTCGTATCTATATAATGAATATTGACCATTGTAACACTCACTCATCTTTTAAAGATAAGGTTACAATGAGTAACCTATGTCAGGAAATAACTTTACCAACCACTCCAATACAACACATTGATGGTGAGGGTGAAATTGCTTTATGTATTTTATCTGCCATCAATGTGGGTAAAATAAACAAACGTGATGAACTAGAACCTTTATGTGATTTAGTAGTAAGAGCTTTAGATGAAATAATAGATCATCAAAAGTATCCTATAGACGCTGCTGAAAAATCTACAAAGGCACGTAGAAGTTTAGGTATTGGTTACATTGGTCTTGCTCACTACCTTGCAAAGAAAGGTTACAAGTACGATCAGAAACTTGCATGGCGACAAGTAGATAAATTAACAGAAGCATTTCAATTTTATCTATTAAGTGCTAGTAATACACTTGCAAAAGAAAAAGGTCCTTGTTCAGCATTTAAATCTACAAAGTATTCTGATGGTATTTTACCTATTGATACATACAAAAAGGAAGTTGATGAACTTGTAAAAAGAGATTTTGCTTACGATTGGGAATGGTTAAGAAAAGAAATTAAAGAACATGGTTTAAGACATAGTACATTGTCAGCACAAATGCCTAGTGAATCTTCTAGTGTAGTTTCTAATGCGACAAATGGTATTGAACCACCTAGAGATTATTTGTCTGTTAAAAAGTCTAAAAAAGGCCCATTAAAACAGATAGTACCAGAGTATAATAAATTAAAAAACTTTTACACACTACTTTGGGAGATGAAAGGGAATGAAGGATATATAAATATCGTTGCAGTAATGCAAAAATATTTTGATCAGGCAATAAGTGGTAACTGGTCATACAATCCTGAAGATTATACTGATGGTCAAGTACCAGTATCAGTAATGGCACAAGATTTATTGACAACATATAAACTAGGTTGGAAGACTTCATATTATCAAAACACATATGATAGTAAGAAAGATGAAGACGAACCTAGTCATCCTATCGGTTGGCAAGATAATGTGCCAGAAACAAACAAAGAGGAAGATCCAGAAAACTGTGATTCTTGTACAATTTAATGAAAACTGTATTTAATAAAAACAAAAATTTAGACGTTAAGAAACAACCATTGTTTTTTGGTGAGGACCTTGCAGTACAAAGATATGATACATTTAAGTATCCTATATTTGATAGATTGGCTCAACAACAGTTAGGTTTCTTCTGGCGACCTGAAGAAGTATCTTTACAAAAAGATAGAAACGATTACGCTCAATTATCAGAATCACAAAAGTTTATCTTTACATCTAATCTAAAATATCAGACTATGTTAGATTCTGTACAAGGTAGAGGTCCATGTTTAGCATTTCTACCATTTGTAACTAATCCTGAATTAGAAGGTGCCATAGTTGCATGGGACTTTATGGAAACTATTCATAGTAGAAGTTACACATACATAATTAAAAACTTATATTCAGATCCTAGTGAAGTATTTGATACTATTATTGAAGATAAGAAGATTGAAGAAAGATCAAAAGCAGTTACAGAAGCATACGATAAATTAATTAGCTTAGGTTACAAATGGCACAACGATCCTAAATCAGTTGATATATACGAACTAAAGAAAGCACTATGGCTTGCGTTAGTAACTGTTAATGTATTAGAAGGTTTAAGATTTTACGTATCATTTGCTTGTTCATTTGCGTTTGGCGAACTTAAACTTATGGAAGGTTCTGCTAAAATATTATCGTTGATTGCTAGAGATGAATCACAACACCTTGCAATGTCACAGCAGATTATCAAAGCATATCTTACAAAAGAGAATGATAAGGTAATGAATAAGGTTATTAAAGATACTAATAAAGAAATATATAAAATCTATGATGACGCAGTACAACAAGAAAAAGATTGGGCAAGTTATCTATTTTCTAAAGGTTCAATGATCGGCCTTTCAGAAAAACTATTACATCAATATATTGAATATATAGCAAATAGAAGAATGAGAGTGATTGGTTTAGAACAAAAGTATGAACAATCATCTTCTAATAATCCATTACCATGGACTCAACATTGGTTTAATAGTCGTTCTTTACAAAACGCACCACAAGAAACTGAAATAGAAAGTTATGTTATTGGTGGTGTTAAACAAGACGTTAAAAAAGATCAATTTAAAACTTTCAAACTATAATGGCTGAAGACGAAAACGATAACAAAATACAAATAAGTTGCAAGAATTGTGATGTGTCTTATTGGGTAAAATGGACAGACGAAGACGCTGAACCTACTACTTGTCCTTTCTGTGGTGCTGATACTTCTATTGAAGAAGAGGATGCAATATTTGAGAATGAAGAAGAACAAGACGATTGGAATTGATTATAGTTTAAGTAGTCCTGCTATATGTGTATGTAGAGGCAAATTTAAATTTGAAAACTGTAAGATTTACTATCTTACAAATGTTAAGAAATATGAAGGCAAATTTTATAATGGACAGATAGATGGCAGATTACATTTACCCTATACCTCCGAACAACAACGACACGATCAGATTTCCGAGTGGGCGCTTTCTGTTATTGGTACTGCTATTGGTAATATTTTTATAGAAGGTTACTCATTTGGATCAAAAGGACTTGTATTCAACCTAGCAGAGAATATGGGTACTCTCAAACATAAACTATATGTGCTCAATAAAAGATTTCAATCTATAGTACCAGGTCAGATAAAAAAGAATGCTACTGGTAAAGGTAATGCAGACAAGCTAAAGATGTATGAGCAGTTTGTAAAAGACACAAAGATAGATTTAGTAAAGGAGTTTGATCAAACTAAACTCAATAATCCAGTAACCGACATTGTAGATTCATATTATATCGCAAAATATGGTGCGAATCTATAGATGTTCTCGTTTTGTTCTCATATAAAATCCTAAAAACCTAGTAAAATCAACGTTTTTTGTGCTTGACAATTCCGTAATTTTATGATAGATTATGTGTATATTATGAAAAAAGACGATATACAAAACATTACAAACCTTAAATTTACAGATCAATATTTTAAATCATTTAACGTTGTTTACAAAAGAGAGTATTTTTCAGATGAAGATACTGAATGGTTTTTTTTAGGTTATTCTATTTACAAAAATGTACCTATTGAGAAAATAAAATATTACAGAAAACAATTATTAAATATCAAAAAGTGGGCAGATAAACAATACAAAGAAGACGCTACTAATTTTACAGGTACAACTGCTATTGAGATTATTTATCCAGACGAATACTATCAAACATATGAAGATGTATTTGGTGATAGTGCTAAAGGTGACCTATCTTTATTTAATGACTATGGCCAGTTATACAAAAGACAAGGGTTTAGAAAAGACTTTGATCCTGACTTAACACAAAATTACAAAACAAAAAGAAATTACATATATCAATTAAACTAAAGGAGACATTATGCAAATAAAACTAGGCGATACAATAAGAGATGAAAGAGGAAGAGAAGGAGTAATAACCAATATAGGTATTGCTACTGATCCAAATGACGTTGCTGCTGAATTAGGAGTTAATGCAAAAGAATATGATACTGATTTAAATTATACTGGTGCAATTACTTTTGGTGATAACTGGTGCTATTTTACAGACATTAAAGAAGTTATTAAAAAGAATGAGTATGTTGAAGACACAGCATGGATGAGAGAAGATTCAGATGTTGATGTTGCAATTAATTTAGAAAACGAAAGTAAATTAGGAAAATAATGAACGGATACTTTGCTATTCAATTAGATAAACAAAGTCAGAATGTAGTAAGTAAAAATGCTACAATGCCTGTTATGGTATCAGATCATATAACACTTGCTTACAAACCTGTAAAAAAAGTTTATGACAAATACTCAAAACTTGTTAATAAAAAAGTAGGTGCTTTAATCAAAGGTTACAGATCAAATAAAAATATTGACGCATTATGGGTTGGTGATATGTTTCTGATGAATGATAAAAAAATTAAAAGACATGATAAAGGCGCTGCTCATATAACACTTTCACATAAGAAAGGTTATAAACAAGGTGACGCAAATACTATGTTTACAAAACCAGATGTTAAAGAATATAAAGCAGGTTATGTTGAAGGTAAAATTAAATATTTTAATTATGATAAGGAGTGATAATGAGTGAAATAATAAAAGACATGTTAAAAGTAAAACCTATGGATTTAAACATTAATGGTATGACTAATATACCAGATGTCATTAATATGATAGTAGATACAATTGATAATAAAGACAATGAGTCTGCTGTTGATTATGTGAATCAATTAGGCGATTATTTAAAAGTAAGAGATCAAAATGTGCTACAAATGATTGCTACAGGTAATAAAATACTAGATAAACTTGAAAAAAATGAGGGCTTGACAGACTCTAAAAATGATGTTATGCTAGTGACTGGATTATATGACAAGAAAAAAATCAACTAAAGATAAATGGTTAAAGATTAATAGAGAGTCGTTTACTAGAACTCTCAAAGGATTTGAAAGACCTAACTATACATTAGATATAAATGGTCTACCGAGAAATTCTATACCTACAGGTGATAGAATACCTGGTGCATGTACTAAACAATCAAAACCTAAAGTACAGCTACCCGAAGGCAAGACGATCGGCATTGCCTACAATAAAGGTAACTACCAGGTAGTTGATAAAGCTGATTTTAAAACAATGGGAAGGAAGACATAATGTGGGATATTAAAAGCATAATGTTATTCATTTGCTCTATAATTGTTATTATAACAATATCAATGAATTGGGCAAATGCAAATCCAGTAACTAACTGGTTAACAAACGAGAAAAACAAAATAGTTGAGTATCAAACAAAGAGTTGGGCAGATAGTAAAGCTCAATTGGCTAATACAAAAGAGTCAATACTAAAATTGTTTAGAAAGAAAAATGCTACACAAAATTAGTGATTTTTGTAAGAAGATTGATAGTATCAAAGCTCAGGCAGATAAATTATACAACTTAAAGTATAATCAACCTAAAACGCCTGAGCGGGATGCCGAAGTGAATCATCTTATAGAAGATATACAATCCATGTGTAAATTAGTCGGTAATGACAATAAACCCTATGATATATAGGTTTTTAGGGGCTTGACAAAAAGACTATTTTATGATAGAATTATTAAATAAACTAACAAAAGGACTACATTATGATAGATAAAATGACTATATTTGAAGAATTTAAGATTGCAAAACAAAAAGATATTGCAAAATCAAAAACAAAACCTCCGTATGAGAATGTTTTTACAAATAGGATTGCGTTATTAAAATCACACCGTGACGCAAAAAAATCACATCCTAATCACTACAGAAATTTAGATATTAATTTTAATAATCTGTTGCTTGCGTATCAATCGCCTGTACCAGTTGATCATTTTTACAAAGTTGGTTTCGGTAAGACTCTTGCAGAATACGAACATGACAAAAGACTTGCTGAACTTACAGAAAAACAAAAAGAAAAAGAAGAAGAAAAAAGATTAAAAGAAAAAGAAGATGTTAAAGAAGTTACTTTTAATTAGTTGTTTGTTGTTGCTCTCTAATTGTGCCAGTAAGCAGTCCTATATAGGTGCGTCCTCTACAGCGGCTGTTGCTGGTACAGCATGTTGGCAATACTTATCAGATAATCCTGCTGTCGTTGCTACTTGTGCAGTTGCAGGTTCTTTTAAGGGTGCAGATATTATGAATGGGGAAACAGACGACCAACTTATGACAAGGGCATTTATAGATCATTTAGAAAATGCACCTAATAGTCCAGGTTTTACTACATGGCAAAACCCTAAAACACAAAGTAATGGTATTATAAAAACTACAGGTTTCTATCTAAAAGGTCCTATTAAATGTACAATGGTTGAAACTACACATGACCAAAATTTAGATAACACAAGATTCTTTGATTCAATACTATATGGTAATCCATATAGAAAAATGCAATGGCATGAAGTATGTAAAATGCCTGACGGAAGATACATGGTAACAAATCAATGAAAAATATAATTGATCCTAAAAATCCACATACGGTGGGTAAGAGTGTTTGGAATCTAGGCAATCATATATTGATGATATGCTTTATACTTGCAATATTATTTGTAATCAAAGCGAGTTATGCTGAAGACTCATTTGAAAACACAATGAAGAAGATTGATATATTAGAAGGTAAGAATGTTGCAGTAGAATATGATAAAATATTACCTTTAAAAGATCAGTATTGTTTTATTAAAGTAAATATAAAAGAGATTAACGGTGAGGTAGTAAAAGAGGAAGTAGTAGAATGTGCAGATGGCCGAAAGACATATGATGGTCCTAGTTATTGGGAGTTGTTCGCTCAGTTTTACTATGGTGATATGAATACACCTGCTTATTGTAGATATTATGAAAGGCCTAACCATGCCTATCATAAACCTGGCAAAGTTTGCCTTGACAAATATGGTAATTGGGAGGTAAGAAAATGATAAAAGGTCTATTGACACTTACAATAATTTGGGTTGCTATTGCTTTTGCATGGGAACCATTTACGTCAACCGTTGAGAGAACACAGGCTGTTGACAAAACGAAGGAGATAGTATATAATGTGTTTAATAATGTAAAGGAGAAGGTGAATGAGTAAGATACTCAAATATATAATGATCGGTTCTATAGGTCTGTTACTTGCAAATTGTTCTAGTAGCACTTATAAAATCAAACAAGAAAAGGATAAACAAGTCCTTAAAGTACCATCTTGGTATATGAAAGATTATAACGAGAAGAAAGAATGTGGTACTAAAACGTTCGGCAAAGGCAAAGATAAAGTTTGTATCTTTGGTGTCGGTACAAGTGTTTCACCAGATTTAGAACTTGCAATTGAGAAAGGTATGATGATTGCGAAGGCTGAACTTGCTGATAAAGTAAAAGGTGAAATGAATAAGAAAGCAAAAATATTTACTACTGAATTAGGTAAGAATACTAATAAGACCGTAGTTACAGATGTTGAAACTACATTGGTAAATATAATCAAAAATACACCAGTTAGAGGTTACGAAGTGTTTGCTCAGGAAGTAACACTTACGAAGAACGGTTACTATCGTGCTTGGATTGGTCTAAAGTTGCCAATGGGTGAGTACAATAAGATGTACAACTATTCTGTAGAAACAGTAGTGGATGCTTTCAAACTTAAAGAGATCGCTCAAAAGGCGTATGATGAGGTTGAAATAATTGCTAATGAACAATAATATAGTAATTTACTCAAAGCCTAATTGTGTTTATTGCGAGAAATCAAAACATCTTGTAAAGGCATTAGGCTTTAAGTACGAAGAAAAGATGTTTGGTAAAGACTTCAAAACACCAGACGAGTTATTTGAGGCCGTAGGCAAACAAGTGAGAACTATGCCACAAATATTAATAGATGATAAACACATCGGTGGGTACAATGAGTTAGTTGAATACTTTACTGATAAAGGTCTATGTAACTTCAAAGGCGAAATTATAAAGTAATGCATAAGTTAAACACTATAATATTAATGGTGTTAGTTACCATTGCTATATGTAATAGTATTGCAATTAAGAAGTTAAATGATGAAGTATTTTGGCCTGATGGTATAATGAAACCATTAAACAGATGATGACAGATAAAAAAGATATACCTGACAATATAATATTGTTTCCTAAAATACCTAAAAGGCAAATGTCAAATAAGGCACAAGAACTAGACGCCAAAAGACAGGAGATGATAAGACTTGAACACAATAAGATATTTGTACAGGCCGTGAGTGAAGACTTAACTGAAACAATGTTAATGAGATTAAAAGACGAAGGTGTCAATTTAGTTGATCCAAACTTTCTAAAAGATTACAAGTTATTGAGTGAGTCATTAAAGTCGCTTATATTAAGACATATTCATATGAAACACCCTCTACAAGAGCGTGTAGATAGATCAATAACAACAAAAGGTGAAGGCAAGAATTTATATGCTATTACAATTGATTATAAAAAGTTTTAAAGAATTCCATAAAGCACTTTGGAATACTACAGATACGAAAACGTGCCTTGTATTTGATAGTTTAATTAAGGCACATTATATAATAAGGAGTGAATAAATGTTTAAATCATTATTTACAAACGACTCATTAAGAGTTGTATCAAAATCTAAAAAAACTGAAACAAGAGGCAGAAAAACTATGTCTAAAAGACAAAAAGTTTTAAACCTTTTAGGAAAAGGTGCTCCAGTAGCATGGAAAACTTTAAGAAACAGATTTGATTTAGGTTCGCCAAGAGCTTTAGTTGATACTTTAAGATCAGAAGGAAATATGATCTATATCAACAAAACAACAAAAGGAACATCTTACAGAATGGGTGTACCAACAAAAGCGATTATCGCTGCTGGTATTAAAAAATTATATGGTACTCCGTACGCATATAAAAATGCCTAATACTCAACGAGTATAAATAGATGTATAGGGGTAGGGAGACTTACCCCTTTACATAACAACATGAGGAGGGCATTATGCCAACAACATCAGCAAACTTAAACATGACAATGGGAACAGATTCATCAAGTGCTCCATTGTTACACGAAATTCTAACCCAAGTAAATAACGCAAAAGACAAACCAGCAAAAATAGCAGTATTGAAGAAGAATGACTCTGTACCTTTAAGACAAGTTATAAAAGGTGCATTTGATCCTAATATTAAATGGGCATTACCTGAAGGCACACCACCATACAAAGAGAATGACGCCCCAGCAGGTACTGAACATACTACTCTATTTACAGAAGCACGTAGATTATGGCACTTTGTAGAAGGCGCTGATCAAAAACTATCTAAAACTAAAAAAGAAATGATGTTTATTCAGTTGCTAGAAGGTCTACATAAAGATGACGCTGCCTTGATGATTGCAGTAAAAGACAAAGCACTTAATAAAAAGTACAAAGGTCTTACAGACGCTGTGGTAAAAGAGGCTTTTGGGTGGAATTCAGATTACAAAACGTCCTAAACATAAATATTATAGAGTGATTCTATAATATTCAACTATAGGGTGCATGACAGAATGTCACACCCTATATTCCTATTGATTTATCTACATTATTTGTCCATTTTTTGCTTGATTACTCCGTTGTTTTCTGATATATTATTAGTATGAAAACAACAAATAAGGAGAATATATAATGTCAAAAACAAAACAATGGATTGAAGAATCTACTGAAACTAAAGTTGATAACATCATTGCCAAATTAACTTGTGGTGAGATTACTAGATCAGACGCTAGAAATCAAATTATGAAAGTTGATAATATTGCAATGTTAGGTATTGACGAGAATACCGTTGATGAAGTAATTTACGAGGCACATGCTAATGCGTAAATCTTTCTTAATATTATTTTTATTATTTGTCTATACTTGGTCTTGGTCTATTTTTAATATTGCCAAGGCAGATGATTATAACAAGGCTGTAATTGGTCATGTTATTTCAGAAACAATTAAAGGCACAGAAATTGATACATCATATATTATGGAACAAGAGATAGAAAAACTTGCCCATAAATTTATGATTGATTCAGTTACTATATTACAGGCATACCTGCCTCAAATATTAGAGGGTATTGCTGCTGATTTAAGATTACAACTTGATGAGAAATATAAGGAACAAATTTTAAATGGCGAAAATAACAACTAGAAAAATGAAAGCAATGAAGTTGAAAAAGGCTCTTAAAAAAGAGTTTTCTTCTAAGCGTCAATATAAGACTACCTATAAAGATATTAAAAAGTATTTCAGAATCCTAAACAACGTTATTTTTGAAAACAAGTTATCGCCGTTCGGTCAAATTCAAATAAAAAATTTAGATAGAGAAAAATGTATTGGGCAAGTAATAACCTTTGAATGGAAAAGAAAAGGTACGAGATTATACAAACTGGAAATGATGCCCAAGTATCCAGATAAAAGAGATTTTATGGACACTTTAGTCCATGAAATGGTACACTTGTACCAAATGCAGAACCTAGGTGATACGGGAAACCATAATGATGTATTTTGGTCATTTAGTCCCAAAGTGAATTACGTAGGATTAAAATTATAAAAAGAAAGTATATTATGAAAGACGGTGAGAAGAACCATATAGACGAGTGGTTACAAAAGCAGATAAAGAAAGGTATCAGTACTATTGAGTCTGTTTTACAAAACGAGAAAGGTGAATGGGAGTTATATTACACAGGCCATTTACATAAAGACATCTTAACAAATTTTCCAGGTAGAACTAGTAAAAAGATATTTAAAGGTTATAGACAATTTTTAGATAACGACAATTTAGTTTTTACACAGAAAAAATTTGATGAACACGGTTATGAATATTTTGTAAAGAGAGGGATATAATGAAACTACTGAAAAAACAAAAAGAAATACTACAAGAAGTTGTTAAAGGTAAAGGTTACTTTAAGACACCTACCGTACCTAAAGACCATAGTGAAAAAATATTAGATGATTTAGTTAATCTGTATTTAAAAGACCTAATTGTATTTAATAGAGAATATGATGTACCATCATTTGGCCCAAGTAGCGAACACAAGGTTAGATATAAATGGTATGCTGTAACGATCAATAAAAAGAAAACTATTAAAGATATACGAAAGGTAATAAAAGATGGCAAAATTTAATTGGCATAGACTATTAGAAAAGGCTTGGTTATATACGAAGATATTTTTTGCAGTATTAACTTTATGTGTAATATCTTATGCATATGGTACATACAATCCTAATAAATCAGCAATAGCAGAGGTAAATGCTGAACTTGATTTATTCTATATGCAAAAAATAGAAGAAATGGGATTACAAGAACCTGAATTTACATACAGCAATGATATTCAGTTTGTAAGAGCAATGCATAAGTGTATTAATTATATTAACTTTTCACTTGCAAAAAATCAAAGAGTGCCATACGAGTTGATTATAGGTCAGGCTGCGTTAGAGTCTGGTTGGGGTAATAGTAGATTTGCTGTAAAGGCAAACAATCTATTTGGTATAAGAACATGGACAGAATCAACACCACACTTATTGCCACAAGGTATTGAGAAGTGGCCTGGTTGGGGTGTAAGAGCATTTGCTAGTAAGTGTGATAGTGTTAAAGAGTATGTAAGATTATTAAACGAACACCATGCTTACAAAGATTTTAGAGAATTGAGAGCAATGATGTTGAGTAAAAATCAACAACTTGATTCTTTTCAACTTATTAAAACTTTAGATAAGTTTTCTACTACAAAAGATTATGACAAAAGAGTTATAAGAATGATAAAGAAAATAAGAAAACTAGAGGAGGAAAAATAATGTTTGATTTACAACACGGATTATTAATGTTTCTTATAGGTTGTTCTACAACAATTATAGGGTTTTTTATTGCGTATCTAGTTGCTTTTAAAAACTATGAAAATGCAATACATAAAACAAAAAGAAAACCTGGTCCACTAGATGATTTAATGAAAAATATGCCAGGTTCAAAACAAGGTGATGATTGCCAATGAGTTATGCTAATTCAGAAAATCACAAAAGAAATGTAAGAGTTTTAGCAGAGGGTGCTCAAGGCAAAAAGATGACACGTAAAGTTGATCTATGGGAGTATGAGTCATTAGCAGATTGTATTAGATCAGATCAAGTACCTGCCGAAGAAATTGCTGAAATCTTTACAGACGAAGCATACTACAAGTGGTACAAAAAGAGATATTTCAAACATAAATAGTACATGTTCTTAACATTGGTAACATTTATAAGTGCTATCAGCATATCACTAATTGCTGCTGGGTATTCTATACTTGGTTTAGCAACACTATTTGCTGGCGCATATGTACCTATTATTGCAATGGGTTCAGCATTAGAAGTAGGTAAGTTAGTTGCAGCCTCGTGGTTGTATCATAACTGGCGCAGAAACATTCCTAAATCATTAAAGGCATATCTATTTACATCAATCATAGTTTTAATATTCATAACGTCTGTGGGTATCTTTGGTTTCTTATCAAAGGCTCATTTAGATCAGGTCAAACCTACAGCAGGTAATACAGAGCAAATAGCATTAATAGATAAAAAGATTAAACAGGAAGAGAAGATTATAGAACGAGCAGAAAAAACACTTGCTCAATTAGATAAAGCGCTTGATGTTTATATTGACAAAGAATATGTTAGTAGGGGACTAAAAGAGCGTAACAAACAAAAAGAAGAACGAGACCTGTTGAATAAATCAATAGACGAATCAATGGCTAAAATAGCAGATTTGAACAATTCCAAATCGTCAATAAATATAGAACAATTAAAATTAGAAGCAGATGTGGGTCCATTGAAGTATGTTGCCGAGTTGATTTATGGTGATAATGCAAAAGATCATTTTGATAGTGCCGTACGTATTATTATATTAATACTCATATTTGTATTTGACCCACTTGCAGTATTACTATTGATTGCTGCTAATATATCACTAAATCAATGGCGTGATAAAAGAGATGAGAAGAAAACAGATACTATGGACAGAGCATTAAGAAGAATAGAAGTATTAGAGAATCGTAATAAACGACTCAAAATATACAAAGATTTAACAAAAGAGTTTGGTGACAATCCAGATGAAATTAAACTAAAATTAAGTCAAATATATGACTGGAATAACGATAAAAATTAGTGCTTGACTTTATAGTCAAAATGATATATAATGATATTATGAATAAAGAACAAAAAATAAAAAAACTAGAAAACTTAGCAAAAGCATGTGCTGAAGCTGATGATGATAATGTTAAAAAAATGTGGTTTGATAAACTAATTGATCTTGCTAAAAAATATGATATGAGAGATTTTGTAATGAATAAGTTGGTACATTAATGAATAAGTGGGAAAAAAGAGAAGAAGAAGATAGATATATTATGGAGCGTATGCACCCAGCAGTTATGATACCAGGATTTTTTATAGGTTTCATGGTGATTGCAGGTTGTTTGTTCAAAGGATTTATGGGTTGGTAGTATGAATATATTTTACGTTGACAAAGACCCGAAGACAGCGGCTAAGATGATGTGTGATAAACATATTATCAAAATGATATTAGAGTCTGCTCAAATGTTATGTACTGCTAAAAGAGTATTAGATGGTACAGAATATTTTGATCTTACAAAGAATGGTCGTAAGATTAAAAGATGGCGACTAGATAATTCTAATGAAGAAGCGATTGTATATAAAGCAGGTTGGCTAGGTCACCCTAGCACTCAATGGGTTATAAAATCAGCATACAACTATATGTGGTTGTTCAATCACTTCATAGCACTTAACGAAGAATACAAATTAAGATGGCAAAAAGATACAGACCATGTATCGGTAACTAAACTTGCCGAACTATTAAAACACCCACCTAAAAATGCACCATTGAATGTAGTTGCTACAGACGCTACACCAGCAATGCCAGATCATTGTAAGATACCAGGTGACGTTGTTGGCTCATACAGAAAGTATTACATACTAGAGAAAAGAAGATTTGCCAAGTGGGAAAAACATGGTGCAGTTATGCCTGATTGGTATGCTCAAGGAATTGCAGATGATAAAACAACGAATACAGAGCAAGGGTGATGACCTTAAAATGTTGCAAGGCCATGATAGACTTGCATATTTAATTGACATTGCAAAAGATGTACCACAATTACCAGATGAAGTAAAAATAGATCAAAATAAAATACGAGGTTGTGCTAGTAATCTATGGTTGATTGGTGGTGCAAAAGAAGATAATACAATGATATATAAAATAGACGCTGACGCATTTATAACAAAAGGTACAGCAAAGTTAGTAACCGACCTATGCAATGGTTGTCCTAAAGACGAAGTTGCTAGTTTAACTATAGAAGACTTTTTACCTTTAGGCGTTAGAGAACTTTTAACAATGCAAAGACAGAATGGTCTAGGCAGTTTAATACAGAGGATAGTAGAAATAGCAAATACTAAATAGAACTATGGATAATATAAGAGATTTTATACAACTAAACATAAACTTCTTAAATGATATTCAGGCGTATCATTGGCAAACAAAGTCGTATTCTGAACACGAAAGTTTAGGCGAGTTTTATACATCTTTCAATGCCTTAAATGATAGGTTTGTTGAAACATGGCAAGGCATGACGCAAGAAAGAATAAACTTTAGTGCTGAATTAAGACCAGGCATTATGAACTATGCCGACAATGCTCAAGTTTGCTCAGAGGTTTGCAAAACTTCAGATAGGTTAAACGAGATTTACAAAGAGGTTGAAGGCCATCAATTACATAGCATACTAGAAGATATGCTTGAGGCTACAAGTCAATTATGTTATCACCTCACTCTCAAATAAATGCCAATTTACACATTTTATAACAAGCGTAAGAAAAAAGAATTTACTGAAATGATGACTATTTCAGAAATGGAATCATACCTTAAAAAAAATAAACATATCACACAAAGAATATTAGGTGTTAATATTGTTGCTGGTGTGTCTGGTATGAGTTATAAAAGCGATCAAGGATGGAAAGAAACATTATCAAAAGTTGCAGAAGCACACCCACAAAGTGCTCTTGCAAGTGAAGTAGGTAAGAAAAGTATTAAACAGATTAAGACGGAACAAGTAGTTAAAAAACACCGTGCTAGACAAAATGCAAAAAATAAATAATATAGACATAGAACAAAGCGAGCAACTGAACAACAACGGTCGTATACCAGAGTCTAATAAGTCAATCCGCTTATTGTTCAAATCATTAATAGGCAGAGTTTTCTGCTTGAAGATTCTGCCTATATTATGTGCAGGCTTATTATTATCAGGTTGTGCCATGAAAGATTATCAATTAGATCCATGGACAACCGTAATGAATCAATTAGTAACTAAACCAATAATCACAGCAAAGAAAAATAAAGGAGAATAACTATGGCAGATATACCTGATTTTATGAGAGATTTTGATACAGATATTGACTATGGCTTTACTCCTGTGTCTAAAAAACCAGCTGAAGAAACAACAAGTCAGCCAAGTGCTGACCCACTAGAATTAGCAAAAATTAAATCAGACGTATCTGATATAAAATCTGCTATGAATGAGGTTATGCAGATCGTAGCAGAAAAGGAAACTGTAAATAAAGAGATCGCAGACGCAGATGTACAAAAGAGATTTAAAGAGATTGAAAAGATTGTATTGCCTTTTTTATACAACTTGTCAAAGTCTAATGAACCTTATATACATTGGCCAAATAGAGGACCAATTATCAAGGCTCAGATGGACAAAGTGTTAAAACTAACCAGGGGGTAAAAATGTTAGAAGTGAAAGCTCATCATAAAGAACTTAAAAGAGCAGTAAATGACGCCGAACAATTAAGAAAAAATGATAGAACTTATAAAAGTTGGTATGATTTGAAGACCCTAAAGAAAATTAAACTAAAAGCAAAGGAAAAACTAAATGCAACTAAGCAAAAACTTTTCGCTTAAAGAACTTACTGCTTCACAAACAGCAGATAGACATGGTATTAGTAATAATCCAAGCGAAGATCATATGGATAATTTAAAAAAACTATGTGATAACGTACTACAAAAAGTTAGAGATCATTATGGCAAAGTAGTATCAGTATCTTCAGGATATAGAAGTCCTGAACTATGTTTAAAAATAGGTTCAAGTGCGAAATCACAGCACGCAAAAGGCCAAGCCGCGGATTTTGAAATCTTTGGCGTGCCGAATGCTGAACTAGCAAAATACATCATTGAGTCACTAGATTTTGATCAGCTCATATTAGAGTTTCATAATCCAGAGGAACCTAATAGTGGTTGGATTCATTGCTCATATAAGAATGCTGAAGAAAATAGAAAACAAGTATTAAGAGCATACAGAAATGATGATGGTAAGACGGTGTATGAACCGTATGACCCTAGTTGAGCTGTTGAACGTCTTAATGATGACAAAAAAATAGAACAAGACAAGATTATACAAATGTATATGGAGAAAGGCACATAGGTGCTTGACCAATCTTGTAAAGCGTGATATAATGATTATATAATAATTAAGGAAGGTATATTATGGCGTTTAATTATGTAAAACTGAATGAAGAAAAACTACCTAAAAGTTTAGGTGTAAAAGGCAAGAACAAAAATGGTATAAGATATTATACTATTGATGGCGTTAATATGCCTTCCGTTACTTCCATTCTAGGTGCGATTCCCGAAAGAAAAGTTAAAATAGAAGGTTGGCGTAATGCAGTTGGTGAGAAGATGGCCAATTACATATCTGCCTCTGCTGTCAATAGAGGTAAGGCAACTCACACACTAATAGAAAATCATATCAGAAACCAAGATGAGAAGTCTATGGGTATCACAGCTGTGACACCACTAGGTCTGTTTAGAATTGTAAAACCTTATCTTGCTAGACTTGATAATATACATTGTGTAGAAGAATATCTATATTCAAAAGAGATAGGTGTTGCAGGTCAAGTAGATTGTATTGCGGAATATAAAGGTAAACTATCTGTAGTTGATTTTAAGACCTCTACAAAACAAAGAGATGAAGACTATAACTATGGTAACTTCTTACAATGTTCAGCATATGCTAAAATGTTTGAAGAAATCTATCCTGACAAAAAGATAGAGCAAACTGTTATTTTGGCTGCCTGTGAAGACGGGTTTGTACAAGAATGGATACATGGTCCAGAAAGCATTGCAAAACACCAAGAGCTGTTTTATAAGCACACTAAAGACTTTTTTGAAAGAAATAGTATAAATAGTTAGCAAAGAAAACTAACTATGAAAAAAATATTACTATCTATACTCGGATTATTATTGTTATCAAGTGTAACAATTGCAAAAGCAGGTTGGGAAGGTATGTCACAATATCCTTGGCAACCAATGACAGTACCAATGTGGTGTGGTCCTATTGATGA